AGTATTTAGTCGATGGGAACATCGTTTCTCCCAAAGCAAAAGCCGTCATTGAGATTGCATTGAGGGAGGTGAACAATGATTGAGTTGGCAATCAACGGATGGATTCTGACTGTGCAAGGTCGGATCACCGAAGAGAAGTATGTCTACACAATTGAGGCGGTTGACAATTGGCTTATCGCAAACCACATTGAAGAACTTGGCGATTATGTAAATTCAACCACCAGCGGATTTGGTGATTGTTGTATCAAAGAATTTGACGGCATCAACTCGGAAGCATTCTTCAATGCTGAACCAACTAAATTTAAGGTTCTATTTATGATAGGACAAAGAACTAACTTTTTCTAAAAACAAAACTCTATGAATAAAAGCGAATCAATCAAGAACATTGCCGGTGCATTGGTAAAATTCCAAGCATCGGTGAGCAAGGTATCAAAGGAAGCAAACAATCCTTTCTTCAAAAAGAAGTATGCCAGTTTAGCGAACATACTGGACACCATTCAAAAGCCATTAAGCGAATGCGGATTGGCAATCACGCAGTTCCCTGATCAAGATGCACTCACCACATTAATCATTCACGCTGAATCAGGCGAGTGGATGGAATCATCCTATGTGATGCCGGTTGCAAAACAAAACGATCCACAAGCAATGGGTAGTGCAATCACCTATGCTCGGAGATATGCACTCGGTTCAATCTTGAATCTTAACATTGACGATGACGATGACGGAGAGAAAGCAATGGGAAGGCAGTCAGCACCCAAGAAAGAAGAACTCACCCCAAAGCACAAGAGTTGGGCAAAGGCAGTTGAACACTTGCAGACAGGTGGACTGATGACCGACATCACCACGAAGTTTGAAGTGAGCGAAACAAATCAGAAACTTTTAATTGGTGAAAAATGAAACTTCAACTTCCAACAATTCACACTAATTTGACCGAAGACGATTGGCATCAATTGAGAAGCTCTCGTTTCACGGCATCCGAAATCCACAAACTGATGGGTACTCCGAAGAATAAATCGGAGTACCTGTCAGAAACTGCAAAGACATTTATCTTTGAGAAGGCAGCGGAATATCTAACCGGTCAAAAAGCGGAGATGTATGGTCGTGCTTTGGATTGGGGCAAGGAACACGAGAAAGAAGCATTCCACTATTTCTCTCAGCAGACCGATGAGTTCTTCACTTACTACGGTGCAGAGACATACACCTTCATCACCTATGGCGAATGGGGTGGGTATTCACCTGATGCACTTGGCACACACCTGGTTGAAATCAAATGTCCTTTCAATAGCGGAAACCATCTTCAGAACTCATTCATCACCAACAACGAACAACTCAAATCTAAGCGACCCGAATACTATTGGCAAGTTCAAATGGGTATGGTTGCAACGGAGATGACGGAAGCGTTGTTCTTGTCGTATGATCCACGAATGCCCATTGGCAAGAAGCTCACGCAAACCTTAATCACTTTGGAGGATGACATCCAAGAAATGATTGACGAGAAGTTGGCATCGGCTGGAGAACTATTTTTGTCAATCACAAAATAAATCGTTCATTCACCAAGTCAAAAAAAAATATATTTTCATTTGTGAAAGTTATTGTGTTGTTTTGAATCACTATGAAACGCTATAAAGTTATTTACCAAGACAATGAAGACAATGATTTGTACTTCATCCAGTTCTATGCTGCATCACTTGAACAAGCAAACGCATTCGCTTACGAAAAGATGGCGAGTAAGAATGATGATTCAGTAACTTTCACCATTGAAGAAATTGCATAACTATGGACTTAATATTCTTAATCGTAATCACACCCATCACCATTGCGGTGATGTTTGTGTACTGGAAGCTGAAGCAATACTTCAATGACTTTGACAACTTGCCTGAGGCATCACCGTATGAATTTGAACGGGACAACTACATCCCCGAATTTGATACCTACACCAAGACAATCTACAAACACAAATTTTACAAAGGAAAAAGCAAATAAAAAATACTATGAATCAAACACAATTATTTGACCAAATGCCGGAAAGCGATTTGGCAATCTTGAAAAAGGCAATGAACATCTTGCAATGTTACTTTGAGGAAACACCAAAGTGTGTAAATCCAAATGTCCAACTTCACACAACCACTCGGAAATTCCTTGAGGATGTGAGGAAAGAATTCAAAAACCAATGGATTGAGCGAAAGCATCCAGTCCTTGAAAAGATTATGCGTGATCACTATGTCAAAGATTTGTACACAATGCTCAGGCAGTATGACAAACACAACTTGGTGGAAATTCAACGCCACGACAACAAGTCACAAAACATTGCTAAATTTAGATTTGTATGACTACCTACTTAATTATCGGAATGGCAATCTTATTTGTCATCACCCTTCTCCAGTTGCACAAAACAACTGAACGAGAAGATGAGCTACTTGAAAAAATCTCAAACAAGAATCGTTTGATTTGGGATTATGAAACCGAACTGCTGGAGATCAGGTCAAGGATTGCGGAAGCAAATGACCGTGCGAAAACTTGGGAACTACAAGCAAACTTCTTAAAAGAACTAAACGATGACAAAAATCAAAGCACTCGTGGTAAGAGCATCAATAAATGATATTATCAAATGGCGTGTTTATTTTGCCGGAGAGTTACTTGCGACCTTTGAGAACGAAACGGATGCCATCTATTACGCTAACTTTATAGACAGGCAATGAGCGAACGATACGCATTGATTTGGGCAATTGCCATCCTTCGTGATGACTACCAATATACCTGGTTGACGATCTCCAAGAAGATGGGATATTCTATGACAAAGGTCATCCATTTGTACAACCAAGCGAAGCCACACTATAATTTGGAACAACCGAAGTAATTCGCTATATTTGTAAGAGTGATTGACAAATGCGGGTTTGTCTATAATCAAAACTTTTTGCCTTCCTGATAGATGTGTTCCCGTAAACCTTCTATCTCGAAGGCTTTTTTTATGCAAAAAAAATGGGAACACAAATAGAAGAATGGAAAATCGTAGCGGAATGCAACGGTCGGTACTATGTTAGTAATTACGGCAGAGTTAAAAGCTTTATGTATTTCAGAGAGAAATTTTTGAACGGAGGCATTGTTGGTCGTGGTTATAGAAAAGTAATTTTGGTTGATAAATTAAATAAACCTAAGCAATTTTATGTGCATCGCTTGGTTGCATTAGCATTTATTCCAAACCCTGAAAATAAATCATCTGTAAATCATAAAGATGGAAATAAATTAAATAACAATGTTGATAATCTTGAGTGGATGACACAACAAGAAAATGTTCAACACGCTTGGGATACTGGTCTTAATGAATCTCACAGATTGTCAATATCAAAGCCAGTTATTGATGTTGCGACTGGGAAAAAATACCAATCATTAAAATTAGCTTGTGATGAAATTTGTGAAAATTATCAAATGCACAAACAAAGAATTATAAAAAGATTAAAAGTTCAACGATTTTTTTACATTAACAACAATGGCAACGGATAAAAAATCATTCTTGATCTACTGCGATATTATTCACACGGTTGAGCAACTAACCGATGAACAAGCTGGTGATTTGTTTAAGCACATTCTACGCTATGTGAACGACCTTAATCCGCAAAGTGATAGTGTGATAACCAAGATTGCATTTGAACCAATCCGACAAGCGTTAAAGCGTGATTTGGATAAATACGAAACAATCAGGAAGCGTAATTCTGACAATGCTCGTATGCGATGGGATGCGACCGCATCAAGTGGCATACCAAATGATACCAAAAATGCCGATAGTGATATTGTTATTGGTATTGATAGTGATAAAGATATAAAGAAACAAAGAGTTGTTTTTGAAAAACCAACTTTATCAGAGTTAAAAACCTATATGACGGAAATCGGAATGAATGATGTATCCGAAAAGTGGTTTGACTATTATGAATCCAACGGATGGTTAGTTGGTAAAAACAAGATGAAGAACTGGAGGGCAGCGGTTCGTACTTGGAAAAATAATAATCTTACAAATAATGTGACTACTCCACAAGTTATCAACCGAAAAATATTTAACTTGCAGGACTATGACTCAAGAACTTGAAGAATACATAATCGGTCAACTTTTATTCTACGACCAAACTCGTGCAATGTTGCCACGAATCAAATCACAATGGTTTGAAGACAACCTGAACAAACGCATTGTTGAATCAATGTTGGAGATGTACATAAACAACGATGAGATTGATGTTTTAACTTTGGGAAAGAAGTTTAGCCGTGCGGAGATGGTCACCATCGTCAAACTCACGCAGAATGTTTATGGAATGCCAAACATCAGCAGTCACCTTCCAGCACTTGAACACAGGTACCTGAAGAAACAATTCATTGAGAACATCACCAACTTGGATTTGACTTCGGACTTAAAAGAGATTCTCACCAATGTTCAGACAATGGTCGACAACACCAAGTTCACTACCATCAATGATCCGGTCACGATTACCCAAGTTACCAACAAGACCGTTGATGCTATTATCGAAGCGGTGCAAAGAGGTGACAAGCTCACGGGAAGACCAACGGGATGGGCAGGACTTGACCGAGTATTGGGTGGATGGAACAACGGTGATTTGATTGTAATGGCTGCAAGACCCGGTCAGGGTAAAACGGCACTTGCTTTGTCGCTGATGTATGACTTCGCCAAGATTGGTGGTAAGGGATTGTTCTTGTCGCTGGAGATGAGCAACGAGCAACTTGTCAAAAGATACTTGTCGTTAATCACCGACCTTGCCAATTGGAAGATTCGCAATGCAAACCTTCGGGAGTTTGAAGTTCATCAACTGATAAATTCAGCCAACAATCAGACGGTGCAATTCTACATTGATGACGATCCGAATTGCAGTATCCAACAAATCAAAAGCAAAGCGAAGATTCACAAAGCAAAACACGGACTTGAACTTTTGGTGATTGATTACATCCAGTTAATCAAAGGAACAAAAACAAACCGAGAACAAGAGATTGCCGAGATTTCCCGAAACTTAAAATTGCTTTCTAAGGAACTAAACATCACAGTCATAGTGTTGGCTCAGTTATCACGCAAATGTGAGGAGAGAGCGGACAAAAGACCTATGCTGAGTGATATCCGTGAGAGTGGAAGTATTGAGCAAGATGCGGATGTTGTGATGTTCCCATTCAGACCGGCATACTATTCAGGTGAGAAGCTCCAACAAGAAGAAGCCGAATTGATTATCGCAAAGAATCGTCACGGTGAATGCTACACAATCAAAACGACATTCATCGGTGAACGCACAATGTACGAAGAACGACTATGAAACACGGAAGTTTATTTTCAGGAATAGGTGGCTTTGATTTAGCAGCCGAATGGATGGGATGGACGAATGTCTTTCATTGCGAGTGGATGGAATTTCCACGAAAAGTATTGGACTATCACTTCCCTGATGCGGATAGTCACATTGATATATGTAAAACTGATTTCACAAAATATGCAAACAAAATTGACATTCTTACTGGAGGATTCCCTTGCCAACCATTCTCACTTGCCGGTAAAAGAAAAGGCACGGATGATGAACGCTACTTGTGGGGCGAGATGCTTAGAGCAATACAAGAAATTAAACCAAGATTCGTCATTGCTGAAAATGTCTTTGGTATCACGAATATTGATGGCGGATTGGTATTCGAGCAGGTGTGCCTTGACTTGGAAAATGAAGGGTACGAAGTTCAGCCGTTTATTATTCCAGCTGCAGCCAAAAACGCACCGCACCGAAGAGATAGATGTTGGTTTATTGCCTACAGTTCTGCAAGACGGATTGAAGAGATGTGTGAATGGTCAAGCAATAAAAATAAATCCAATAATGCTACCAACTCCAACGGCAATGGATTCGACCAATGCAACGGCATCAATGAAATCAACACAAGTGAAAGAGGGGAGTATGCATTCAATGACATTGAGCAGATTCCTACTGACTCCGAGTGCATCGGACGGACTGAGATCAGGTATGACAATGGACAGTTTGAAACGCCACAACAAAGTGAATGCGGAGAACAGCAATTTAGCGGAGCAGATAGCACACAAAGTTGGTGGAGGAACTTCCCATCTCAATCCCCGATTTGTAGCGGAGATGATGGGATTCCCACACAACTGGATGGAATTACCTTTTCAAAGTGGAGAGCAGAATCCATCAAAGGCTACGGCAACGCAATAGTTCCACAAATCGCCTATCAATTATTTCAAATCATCAACGAGCTATGAACCACTATCAAGAAACCCACCTACTAAAACAAGAAGTCAAACGGCTCAAAGGAGTTGTTGCCGAACTGAATCAAAAACGAATTGACGAGGTCAAGAAACTCAAAGAAGAAATCATCAATCCAAGATGCAAGATCAACGAGATAGATGCCGAATGGACTGAAGCGATGCGAGTGGTTGCAATCGTGTATGATGTCACACCTGATGCAATCGTGGATAAGGTTCGCACTCAAAACATTATGGATGCTCGGCACTTGTTTTGCTATTTATGTAGAAAGCATCTCAAGATGACCTATCTTTCCATCGGCAAGATTCTTCACCGTGATCACTCAACCATCATTAACTCCGTGCAAGTTTACGATTCACTTATAGAATATGACCGAACAACCAACAAACTATATGTCGAATCTTTATCCTTACTGGGTTTGCATCTGCACGAAAGGTCTAAGCTCGTCAATACATATTCTCCGGTGTGAAGATGAGATGCTCAGGATAAAGAAAAAATACGAAAAGAATGGTTATATTTGTAGTATTGAAAAGAAAATGTGAATAAAGCGGAAATCATAGAGGAACTCTCAAAAGCGGAATGGCTGACCAAAGCCACGAAGAACATAGCCAAAGGAAACGAGTTGGCAAGGGAACTCTATCAATTCTACTTTCTCACCATACTGCAAAAACCTG